TTCTATAAATTCGGTGCCTCTGTAAACTCGCATCAAGTAATCTTTTGCTGTGCCCCCTCCGTGGTTGGCTACTTGCGTCGCAGGAAGCTTTCCACTGTCTCGGTGTGCGCTTGGGTTGCTGCTCATAAAAACAGTTATGATTTCGAATTTAGTAGTTTGTGGGTCGTAGAAGATTCTTACTTTGTTCATGTTTTTGTCTGTTTTGGTTAGCTGAATTGCTGTGATGTAATATTAAACAAACTTTAACGAATAACCAAACAAAGTTTAATATTTATTTTCGCAAAAATTCATTAATAACAAAATCTCTAAACTTGTCAGTTAGAACGTCGGTTAGCTTTTCCTTAATAACTTGATCGTTTATTGACTTTGATATAACGCCGGACTTGCCGCCCTGCCGGTATAGTAGGCTGCCTTCTTCGCCTATTTTCCTAGCGATTAGGAAGGCTAAACTTTCGGCAGATATGCCGTCAAGCGCTAGCGGTTTATCTCTTACCCATTGCTCAATTACGCTAATAGGCGGACGCTTGCCCGGCTTTCGGCCTGTCTCCAAAACCGTGAAATATTTTTGACTGCTAAAAATGGTTAACGTGGTGCCTTCAATCCGATAACCTAAACTTTGAGCGCTTGCCCCGGTTACGTTTGGAATCCGTGACTGTATGCCTGCTATTGTTTCTTCAGCGAAGTTTTTTAGGATCGCTTCAACCAGTCCGCTTAACACGGAGATATTAAACTAATAGTGAATGAAATAGCGTAACCGCTTAACGTGGCCTGGAACATTTGGTATTGTGGTTCCTTTTGAACGTTGGTCAACTTCGTGCTGCTTGAATCCAGGATAGCTTCTAGGAACTCGTCGCTTAGTAGATCCATTTCGTTTATAAGCGCTTCGCGTTCTTCCGGTGTGGTGTCCGGTCGGTCTTCTTTCCAGAACCCTAAAACTAGATTAGCGCTGTCGAAGATATTGTCTGGCGTGCTGCGGGCGTCGTTGATCGTGAACGGTAGAAGCGTGACTAGTGGATAGGTCCCAGTATACCCCCGCGTAAAGTCTATCAGCCGCCCGTGAATAAACCTAATATCGACCGGCGTTGCGGCTCTACACTTGTTAACTACGTTCTTATAGTTTGCCATATTGCCCGCCAATATAAAGATTAAAAGCCGTAATACGTGGAGACTTAAAAAAAAAAATAAACCCCGGAGGGCTTAGGTTAAATTCTTACTAGTTCTGTATATTGGTAGTCTCCGTTTTCTGAAGGCTCCCAAGCGAAAAGCCGGGAGGCGCTTTCCAGTATTTTAAAAATCTCCGAGTGCGAAACTTGCATAAAGACGTTGTCGCCTTTTTCGGTCTGTACTGAAGGTCTGCAAAATCTAAGAGTTATTAGGGTTATTTCTCCCTCGATAACAGCTTTGAACGTTTTTGCAGAATCCCATATTTGGGCACCTGTTAAGCCTGATATGTTTTTTACTGAAGTGGTAACCGGTAGAGTAAGAGCTTTCATAGTTTGTCTGTTTTTGGATAGCTGAATTGCTATGATATAAATGTAAACAAACTTTAACGAATAATCAAACAAAGTTTAATATTTATTTTTTACCGCTTTGGTTTTTTCGCTTTTCTATGGATCGCAAGTTATCCTGATACCGGCTTTTAGCCAACTGATAGGTTAGCTCCAAGTACACTTCTTCAGCCGTCCAGGCGAAGACCTCGTAAGGTCGAACGCTGTATTTCGAAGCGATACTTTCGCAGATGCCGTACGGCCCAAAGGTGTGCAGCGCTTCAATGCCGGCTTCTTCTTCTTCGTCTGTAGGTTTTTCGCCTGCAAGGTCTTTGAACCGGTCAAGTAATTTAGTTAGGTCTTCATAGATCAACGCGCCTAGGGCTACGGCGGGCGCCGCTGCGCCGGTTAAATAGTCCGGTCCGTGGTATATGCTCACCAAGTCCAAAAATAGCCGGTACGGCGCTTTGTTTTCAGCCGCTTTAATCTTAGCGCGCTCCGCTTGTTCGAACGTACCGCCCGCTACGTCAACCGGCGGCGGGTTAAAGTTCAACGGCAGAACGGCGCCTACCTCGTTAAGGTCGTCAATATAGCTAACTAATTCGTAAAGTGTTAAAACTTCTTCGCTGCTTAGCTTACTAACTTCTTCAGCGGTTAGGCTGCTAAGCGCCTGTATGACTTGGCGCGGCGTATGCTTTTCGATTGATAGTAGATCCTCCACGGTGACCTGGCTAAAGCATGTCTTTATAAAATTGCGCTTTGGTTGGCTTTTTGATTTTGCCATGTCCTTTTCCTTTATAATTAGGTTGATAGTTAGTTAACAGCATAACGGCTAAATAGCGCACCGCGTCAATCGCGTGGTTGTTGGCGTCCTTCGGTGCGTTGGTATTCTTACCAGTCTTGCGGTCCTTCTCCCAGGTGTAAGTTCTTAGCTCCGCTATTAGGTTAGTGCTTTCAGACGTAACGAGTATGCTATAGCCTTGTAGTAAATCAATACCAAAGTTTACGCTGTCTGGCCCTTTGTCTGCTCCGTCTATTCTAAAACCGTAACCGCTAATCTCCTTTATTGACTTAGGTTCAGCTTTGTCTGCCCATACCGGAAAACTAGGGTTAACGCCTACCCGCTTATATTCTCTGACTAGCTCCGCGTTAATTAGTCCGCGCTTATAGATTAACTCGTGAAGCACTATCTTACCGTCATGCGAATAAACCGCCACGGTCGCTGCCGGATCGCTTGTAAACCCAAAATCCTGCCCATACCCTAACAACTTAGCGCCCGCCGGTATGCCTCCTATTATTGACCAGTTCGAGAATATAACGCCCTCCAAACTACCTAGCTGGCCTAAGCCGTAAACCTTCCACCAGTTAGCCCAATAGCTAGACTTTATGTTTAGTTCGGCAAACAACGCTTCGCCGGGTAGCCACTCATCATAGAACGCTTTAGTTCTGTTCTTCTCGATTTCCTTAACGATTGCCGGCGCCAGCGCTTCGTTGTCCGCGTAGGTTAACGTAAGCCAGGCGGCGTCTTCGTCGCTCAGTAGTTCGGTATGAGCCCAAAACTCATTGGACGGGTTAAAGTCAAGCCAGACTGTTTGCGCTGTTCTAATCGCTAGCTGGTAGTAGGTGTCAAATATTAGGTTGTTCGCCTCATTAATATAAAGTATATCCCTACGCGGACCACGAACCCGGCCTTCGCTGTCCGCACTAAAGAACTCGATATAAGACCCGTTTGCAAAGGCGTAAACCCGGTCGGTCTTGTTGTACCTCGAATCATGCCAGCGCTTCGTGGTCTTCATGATCTTCTGGAAGTCCTTAATAGCGCCCTTCTTTAAATGCGGTATGCTTTCCGATACTACGGATATGGATAGCCCCGGAACGCTTGCCGCTTTGTTAATGAGTAGTGGCAGTATGCCGAACGTCTTGCCCGCCGAAGTGCCTCCCGGCACTATACGCGTTCTCGCTGTGAGCTTTGACAGTTTGCGTATAGCTGTAGTGACCTGGAAGCCTTCGGCAGCCTGTGTGCTACTCATTTGCGGGCTTGTCAGGATCTAGGCTAAATAGCGGCTGTTCCTGAATGACTGTCTGCTCTGACTTTTCGGTTAAGCCTAAGTCGCGCGCAATAATTGAAGGGTTATAGATGCCCGCCGCTGCGCCTTCTAGCTTGCGTTCGTACATTATTTGCCTAGCGTGCGCTACGACATTAACAAATTCTTTTCGCTCTTCATAGTCTCTAAATGCGTTTAGGGTTAAATCTAGCCAAGTACATAGCCCGGCCATTGTCGTGCAACGTGGTAACTTACGCTTGAAACTCTTAACCGTTTCCGTGCCGCCTGCGCCTTTAACCTTGACGAGTTGCGTCTCATATAACGGGTTTTCGTCGACGTCGTTAAAGTAGCCCGCTATGGCATCGGCTAAGGCCTCAGGCGTTTCGTACATCTTCGAACGACCGCTAAATAATCTAGCTTTCCAGTACTCATTTCCTTTAGGCGCTCCCATGTTTTTTTTATATAAATATAGTGAAATTATGTGCTTGGCAACAAAGAACTTTATACGTAAAAGGTGAATAAAGTCTTTAAACGTATTTTGAATATAAGTTAATGCATTTCATGTTGAAAAATGGCAACACAACTTTCCTTTGTTGCCACCTTTGTTGCCACGTTAACTCGCTGACTGTCAAATAGTTTAGACCACTTGGCAACAAGTAACAAAGAATTACAAACTTTCGTAGTGGCCTAGGGGGTGTGTGCTTTTTTTTATGGCCCTCACAAAAAAGCGTACACCCCTTACTACTTTACAAAACTCCACACATTATTGTTTATTATTAGAGTAGTGTATAAGTATGCTGATTATCAACACCTTACAGTGGCAACAAAGATGGCAACAAAGGGTATTTTTGTTGCCATTTTTGAACATGAAATGCATTTTTGCAGTTATGAAATGCAATATCCTGATTTTTTATAAAATCTGGGTTTTAACCTCCAACGCCATTTCTGGCGAAAATATGAAGGCGGTCTGCTCTTCACCGGTTATAATTAAGTTAATTTTAACATTAGGCTTATTAAAATTAATTAAAAGCTCCTTAAAAACTTCATGCCTCTTAGGCCCTTTGATTAAAATTGTCGCGTTTTGCATTACAGGTAGTTAACATTTCCGTCTAAAACGCTTTCAAGCAGTTCAATTTGCGAGTAACTTAATTGCCCCCAGTTGGCTTCGATCTTCTCAAAAAGAAGCCGCTGCGACAGGGTTGAGGTGTCCAAAACGCCTAGTGTTTCGGCGTCAACTTTATCGCCTAACTCCTGCGCTTCTTCAAGTGCTTCTTCGTATTCCGAAGCCTCTTCTTCCGCCAACCGCAGCGCCGTTTCAAGTTCCTTCGTTTCGGCTTCGTTTGCCTCCCGGCCTTTCTCGATAGCCGCCGCGTAGGTCATACGGATCTTCTTTATTTCGGCTACGTGGTTTTCGGTCACCGCCTTGATGACGTCAGCGATTTGCTCGTCAAGCGCCTTGATCTCGACGCTTAGTTTTTCCAGTGTTTCGGTAAGTTTCATAGTTAATCTATTTTACAGCTCATAATTACAGCCTCGCCCTCGTTTTCTCCGCTAGTTTCAAACACCCTAGCGCCCCGCTTTTCGCCACTAAAAACAAACTTTAGCGGCCCTTCCAAGACGCTGCAAAGTTTAGCCATTAGTTTAGCGTTAAAACCGATCTGCACTACTGGCGAGTCGTCCAAAGGCCAAACAGATTGAAAGTCAGGAAACTTCCAGTCCAGTTTATCTACCTCCAAGATTGGAACGTAAACCAGCGTACCGTTCTTCATAAGGCCGATAAGGTTATTCTTTGCCAGGTCAACCTCTACGCTCTTAACGTTTGAGGCGGTCAGCGCCTTCCACTGCTTAGGATCTACGGCGAAGTTTGAATCTGCTCCCAGCGCTTCACCAAACCAGTTTTTAGAAGGGTAGCGGATAATCATGTGGCCATCGCTAACCTGGATATACTTTTCAGTAATTTGAATGAAGTTGCTCCAACCCCTGAGGTCTTTGTCGGTAGGAACTAAGTGTAATTTTGGTAATGGTTTCATAAGTAATTAGTTAAATTGTGAACTCAAATGTAAAGAAAGTTTAATGATTAATCAAATAAAGTTTAAATATAAGTGTAAAGTTTTTCTATACGCTTTTCAGCTTTCCCGGCTACTGTGATGTTTACGTTCACCTCTTTTCGCCAGACCTCTATAAAATCATCAGGCGCGTTGTACTCGCTTATAAATATAAGGTTGTCCGCGCTAAGCTCCCGGACCTTCTGCCAGAACGCCGCGCTGTCAAACTTACCGGTGCTGTAGGCCGTTGTCCCGG